TAACCATTAAAGCCAGAGAACTAACTAAAAAGCACGATTGGAATACAGTTAAATAAAAAGGAAGAACGATGATTATAAAAGAAATCAGTAAAGATTTTTGGCGGCTAGAATTACGTAGGGGCGAAGATAAACTAATCTGGTACGCCCCCACCCGTACTGAAGTACGTGGTAAGTACCACCAATGGATGCGTGATAAAAAGTTTTCTAGCACTAATTTACAAACCCCGCAACCGACAATTGTAACGGGTAGTGTGGCACATTTGGAATGATAGGATATGGCGAAGAAGGGACATAAAGATTTGCACCCAAAAATTATATCTATGGCAAAGAAAGGCATGAAGGGTGTTGATATAGCTACTGAGTTAGGGCTAAGTCCCAACAGCGTCAGGACAATACTTTACAATCACGGGGTTAAGTTAAAGACCCCGATAGGCAGGCCAATGGTGGACAACCCTGTTCGTAACAGGTTCAAAGTGCCGAAGGTACACAAAGGGCCGGAGCAGGTGATGCCAGACCCGTTTATTCGAGTTTTAAATAAAGATGTATAAAGAGTTGGAACAGAAGTGTAAATGCGGCCAGAAGACGCTTGAGGTACTTGGCTATATAGAGAAGCAAGACGGTGACGAGCACCCACAAGCATACCGCAAAGGTTGGTACTGTCCGTGGTGTAAAAATTGGGAAGACGCAATACTCCGAGAAAAAATTGTAGAGGAGGAGTAGGTATGGTGAGCCAGTTGATGTGCGTAGCCCTAGCTATCTACTTTGAAGCTAGAGGTGAACCAGACGCAGGGCAGATTGCAGTCGCTCACGTAGTCCGAAACAGAATCGAAGACCCGCGCTATCCAGACAACGCATGTGATGTAGTCAAACAAGGTTACTACTGGAACGGTAACCCGATACGAAACATGTGCCAGTTCAGCTTTTACTGTGATGGCAAACCAGAAGACCCGCACGATGAGAAGGCTTGGCGCGATGCGTTATACATAGTGCACCTAAGTGGGTTGATTCCTGATATTACAGGAGGTGCAACGCACTATCACAGCACCAAAGTATTCCCAGAGTGGGCATACACGGGGCAGGTTACAACTAACATACACAAACATGTGTTTTACAGAGGGGTTAACTAGTGTACGAATACAAAGCAACAATAATTAGAGTCGTCGATGGAGATACAGTAGATGTTGATATTGATCTTGGGTTTGACTGTTGGGTTCGTAATCAGCGTATCCGTCTTTTCGGAATTGATACTCCGGAATGTCGCACTAGAAATAAACAGGAGAAAGCACATGGATTACTCGCGAAAGCCTACGCCCAAAAGGCTCTCAAGCTGGGAGGAGTTTATGCGCTCCGAACAAGAGAGAAGGGGAAGTTTGGAAGGTACTTGGGTGAAATCAAAGTTGGACGGACGACCATTAATAAACTACTCATTAAAGAAAAGTTGGCTGTCGCATACACCGGACAAAATAAAAAAGACATAGCTGCTGCACAAGAGGCTAATCGTTTAGCACTAGTAAAAGAAGGTAAGCTGTAGTGAACATAATAACAGTAGACTTTGAAACTTATTACAGCAAAACTTTTGGCTTTAGGAAATTAACGACTGAGCAGTACGTGCGTAGTCCTGACTTTGAAGTCATAGGTGTTGCTGTAAAAGTTAATGACGGGGACACTGAATGGTTGAGCGGGGCGTTCGATGATCTCAAAACTTATCTACAGAGTGAGTACGATTGGGCTAACTCTGCAATACTGGCTCACAATACTTTGTTTGATGGGGCTATTCTTAATTGGCTTTTTGGCATTAGGGGTAGGGTTTATTTTGATACTCTCAGTATGGGGCGTGCTCTTCATGGGGTGGATGCTGGGGCATCTCTTAAAGCGTTGTCTGATATGTATGGCATCGGTCAGAAAGGAACCGAGGTACTCAAGGCAGAAGGTAAGAGAAGGGGAGATTTTACCGAGGAAGAACTAGCCGAGTATGGGGACTACTGTATAAATGATGTGGAGTTGACCTATAAACTATTCGACATCTTTATGAAGAAACGTGGGTTCCCCATGATCGAACTCAAGGTGATAGACATGACCCTACGTATGTTTATCGAACCTATGCTTGAACTAGACGTAGCCAAACTAGACAACCATCTTGATACCCTTAAAGAACAAAAAGAGAAACTTCTTTTACAGAGTGGTGTTGAGTTAGAAAACCTTATGTCTAACAACAAGTTTGCAGAGTTGTTACGTAACGCCGGGGTAGAGCCACCAACAAAAATCAGCGCACGTACGGGCAAGGAAACCTACGCATTTGCCAAGACGGACGAGGGGTTTAAGGCTCTACAAGAACACGAGGATATAGAAGTACAGACACTAGTTGCTGCAAGACTAGGTTTGAAAAGTACTTTAGAAGAAACAAGAACAGAACGCTTCTTGGATATTGCTACCCGTGGAAAGAAGATGCCAGTTCCCATTAAATATTACGCAGCGCATACGGGGCGTTGGGGTGGTTCTGATAAGGTAAACCTACAAAACTTACCATCACGAGGGCCAAATGCAAAGGTATTGAAATCATGTATTTGCGTCCCTGAAGGGCACACCCTGATCCAAGCCGATTCTGCTCAGATAGAGGCACGAGTGCTGGCGTGGTTGGCAGAACAAAACGATTTGGTCTTAGCATTCAAACGTGGTGAAGATGTATACAAGATAATGGCTGCAAGTATATACAAAACTAAAGTAGAGAAAGTCACACCAGAGCAACGCTTCATAGGTAAGACTACAATACTTGGTGCTGGATACGGCATGGGCGCTGTACGATTCCGAGAACAATTGAAAACATTTGGTGTAGAAGTTGACGAGAAAGAATGTCGTCGCATTGTGGGGGTGTACCGTAGTGCCAACAGCAAGATCACTAAATTGTGGCGAACGGCTAACACCGCACTGGGATGTCTGCACGGCAACGCCATAACAACGGTAGGTAAGAAAGGCGTTCTAAAACTTCTACCAAAGGAAAACGCCATCCAGTTACCGTCAGGTCTTAGTATGTATTACAACAAACTTAAGATGGAGTTAGATGAAGATGGTAGGGAACAGTATTCCTACAAAACCCGCATGGGTTACATAAAAATATACGGCGGCAAAGTTATTGAAAATGTATGCCAAGCCATAGCGCGTTGTGTAATGGCAGAACAAATGCTGGAAATACAAAAGAAGTATAGGATTTTGCTAACAGTCCACGACTCTGTGGTATGCTGTGTCCCTGACGAACAAGTTATTGAAGCTTGTAATTACATAGATTCCTGTATGGCTTTTGTCCCCGAATGGGCCTCTGGTCTACCCGTCCGTGGGGATGTGGAAATCGGGAAGAATTATGGAGAGTGTATCGAATGGGTACGAGAACAGCATGGTCTTTCAGTAGCCTAAAGACTTTTGAGCAATGCCCGAAAAAGTATTACCACCTGAAGGTAGCAAAGGACTACGAAGAAAACTTCAATACTGAAGCAATGCGGTACGGTAATGAGTACCACAAGGCAGCGGAGGATTACGTAGGTGGGGTAGTTAGCGAACTAGACCCACGATTTGATTACACACAAAACGTATTAGATAAGTTGTTGGCGATGTCGGGCGAGAAGCTCTGTGAATACAAGATGGGCATTACGTCAAACTTGGAACCTTGTGAGTTTTTTGCTGATGATGTTTGGTATCGAGGCGTAGCTGACTTAATTATTTTGGATAAAGACGCAGGGGTAGCCAGAGTTTTTGATTACAAGACGGGTAAATCTGCCAAGTACGCTGACGTAGGGCAGTTGGAGCTTATGACCCTGTGTGTATTCAAACACTTCCCTGAGATACATACAGTAAAAGCCGGGTTGTTGTTCGTTGTGTGTAACAAGTTAATTAAACAAACCTACGAAAGAAAAGACGAATCAAAGTTGTGGGAGAAGTGGTTAACCAAATATGGGATTTTAGAAAAGACCCTTGTAACTGATGTATGGAATCCGAGACCCACTGGATTGTGCAAGGCTCATTGCATTATACTAGAGTGTCCTCATAACGGGAGAAGGTGATGCCGTATACAAAAAAGAAACGTCCGTATAAAAAGGAGTACGAGCAACAGAAGAAGCGTGGTGAACATGCTGATCGTATGGAGCGGCAGCGTGCACGGCGTAAGATAGACAAGGAAGGTGTGGATAAAAACAAGAACGGCAAAGCCGACAAGCGAGAGGGCAAGGACGTTAGCCACAAGAAAGCACTGAGCAAAGGTGGCAAGAACTCTCATGGAACTAAGATAGAAAGCAAGTCCAAGAACAGATCGTTCAAGCGAGACTCTAAAGGGCGATTAGTTTCTGAAACTAGTAAACGCGAAAAGAAAAAGAAATAAACTGGAGAATGATGAGATGCAAGACGAAATACCTACAGTAAATTGTTACATACGTGGCAGACAATATGTCTTTGTGTGCGAAGAATGCGGAGGCAGGCATTACCACGGACTAAGTGGGGGAGAAGGGCATAGGTCTTCCCATTGTACCGTAGAGGGTGCGTACCCTAGAGGTTACAACTTAAAATACAGCCCAGAAGAAGATTTAAGGAGCCTCTGCGTTACTGGTGATCATCCGGAAGCCATTGAAAATAGAAACGAACTTCTAGCAATGGCTGCTAAGTATCCAGATAAACTAGTAGGGTAACTTAAATGCGAGTAGTTGATAACAGGGGTTTACGCCTGCGGGTTCGTGACCCCCAGAAAATCACAACAGCCATACCGACTAGCCGTGATCTCGGCAACAACGAAGTTTTAGTTAAGTGGGGCGTAGATGAAGCACGAGTGCTACGCAACCTTAACGTCAAGAATGTACCGTCTCCAATACTAGGTCAGTACGATTGGCCGGGGCGTTACAAACCTTTCGATCAT